GTCAAACTAAAAGACGGACTACTCACGATTACTATTACGCAAGATGCAAGTTCAGACAAACTGTTCGACATTAAGTAGTAATTAAACGACACAATGAGGACGTCTTTAGGGGCGTCCTCATACCTTCTGGAAAATGGGAGACGATATGAATAACCGATTACAATGGTTAGCTATTATCCTTCTGACAACAGGACTAATATGGAGCATTTATATGCAATTAAGTAATAAAGGACACGACATACTGAAATACTTTGAAGGGTGTAGGCTAACAGCTTACCAAGACTCAGTAGGCGTGTGGACGATAGGTTATGGACATACAAAAGGGGTTCATAGCGGAATGCAAATTACTCAAGAGGAGGCAGAACAGATGCTTCTTGAGGAATTAGTAGAGTATCAAGGATATATAGACGACTTAGTGGAAGCACCACTAAACCAAGAGCAATTTGATGCACTTGTAGTGTGGGTATATAACCTCGGACCAACAAACTTGAGAACAAGTACTCTTTTGAAAAGACTAAACACAGGCAACTTCGAAGACGTACCAAACCAAATCAAAAGATGGGACAAAGCAGGTGGTAAACAGTTAGCAGGACTAACTAAAAGACGAGCTGCAGAAGCCGCACATTTTGAAGGTAAGGAATGGCTAAATTAGTAAGAATAAAAGGCTTCTTTAAGGCGGTCTGGAGAATCTTAGTAAAGATATATGAATGGATATACTACAAGCTATTCCCACGATATTCAGTAGTAGTTAGTTATAACCAAATATGGGGGGACGCTGACGACCGTGAATATATAGTAAAAAAGTTTTTAGTCAAAAAAGAAAAACAATTAAAGTTCGTAAATGATGATGGTGATGTAATAGAAATATCAGGTTCGGACGGGCTAAATTATAGGATAGAACAATTATGAAAACATTAGTAGCACTTCTAATTGCACTCACTTTTACAATAAGTGGTTGTGCGATGATAAAGGAAGCAGACGAAAGTATTGAAATTGAAACACCAGAAAGTGTTGAAGAAATCAGAGGTTAGGCATGAATCAATTATTGATAGGGATTGTTATAGTATTAGGACTAGGTGGGTTCTGGCTATACAATGAAAATATAACTCTAAAAGAGAATAATGCCAAACTAGAGATAGCAATAGCTCAACAAGAAGAAGCCATTGCTGTGATTAAGGAAAGCTATGAGAAACAAGGCGCAGCCTTGAATACAATGGCTTCTAGAAATGCTCAGATTGAGCAAGAAATGAATGGATACTTGGATATATTTAGGAGACACAACTTAAATAAACTTGCGATTGCAAAGCCAGGTATGATAGAAACAAGAGCCAATGAACAAACACAGGCTGTATTTGAGAGCATAGAAAATGATAGTAAAGAACTCGATTCGCTGGATGATCCCAGCACTGATATTAACCCTAACAATTAGTGGTTGTTCCATGTTTGGAACTAAGAAGATAGAAGTATCTTCTAAACCTATTGAGATAGATATTATTCAACCTACAATGCCGAGAAATATTGATCTTAAAGATCCTGTTTGGCATGTAGTATCTTCAGCAAAAATAGCAAACCCCTGTGTAAAAGATGAAGAAGGTAAAAGACCAAGACAAAAAATTGATGATGTATGGGTATGTGACTTAGGAAAAGAAAACCCAGATTGGCCTGCTGACTACACATATTTAGATAAATTTCTAGAAGATGTAGCCAAAAAGAACAATGGAGATATAGTATTTTTTGCTATATCTACTGAAGACTACGAACTAATGTCCTACAATATGCAGGAACTTCGCAGATACATCAGGGAAGTACAAGAGGTAATAGTATACTATAGAAATGTTACTATTAAAACGCCTCAAGGAGACCAAGACGCTATTGGTCTAAAAGTTGAAAAACAATGAAAAATATTCCAATAAAAAATATTAGATTTCTAGAAAGACTAGATAAATTAGCTGAGAGCTTATATAAGTACCCACACTCTTGGACAGGTTTACCAAAGCCTGATCTAAAGTATAGTACATTGAGAGCTTATCAAGCAGACGACGACTTTGTAGGATACCCTAAAGAACATAACTATAGAGACTATGCTAGTCCCTGTCGTCATGGACACACAACTAAGCAAGAATTTAGAGAAATGAAACACTGGTTTCTTACTGCTATTAGTGCAGGCATAGAAGGAGCTAAATCAGATAAGTGGTATTTTGATACCCTAACAGTGATGCCGCCTGATAAGGGGTTTACTGGTTGGCATAACAATAAAAATAAACCACACCACTCCCTTAGATTTATCCACAACTCAGGTCGTGGCTACTCAGTTGCAGTAAAAAATAAACGGGTAACTAAAGTACCTGATCAATTTAGGAAAGGAAATATTGGTGGTGGTAACTGGACTTGCATACGAAACGACTTTGATGGAGACACATGGTTTGCAGATAAAAATCAGGGTAGTAAACCTAGATTTGTAGTAGATATAGCAATCCCTAGACATTTAGGGAATAAAATGGACGCAGTAGAATCTTTTATTAAAGAATTTGCTTAATGTATTTAGAAAGTCCTAATGAATGGTATGACATACTGTTTCACGACAAGCATTTAAGGACTCAGCGAGAGTTTATTGTAAAAACTAAGATAGACGACATTGCTCAAGTAGTGTTGCCCTCTAAAGGCGATGCGAAGTTAAAATATGACATCATAAAAAAGGGGTTAACACACCCCATTATAGTAATAGAGAACACAGAATCTAACTATAAGATGGCAATAAGACAGATAACCGAAGATTTGATAATACCTTTTGATAGTAAAAAACCTTTATTAGCTTACACAGGAAACCAAAGACTAACAATAGCGAAGAAGTGGAGGTATAAGTACATAAGTGCTTTAATAATGCCAGACGTGCATTGGGCTCATGCAGCTCAATTACTAATACAAAATGGAAAGGTAGATAATCGTGACCCAAGAAAATATAACATTTAAACACTTAGCAGAAGACGCCCTTAAATATATGTCGCCCCAAAGGCTATGGACATATCCCAGAGCAGATGTGTACATGTTCTACTCCTTACACCAACGCCCCCTCTATAATTGTTCCGCTCCTTTCTGGAGAAATGCAAGGGACAAAATTTTCCACGACTTAAGATGCATAGGAGGACATCCTACTATAGCTTATTTTGTTTTAGTAAAGCACAATGAAAGCAGTTTGCATTTACCAACAGGAGATAAAGGTCTTGGAGATCACTTATACCTTCCGATGACAGATTCAGGAAGTATAATTGTGACACCAAATACAGAAGATAGTTCTTATGTCTCTGCTTGTAAAGATGTAAGCATGCACTCTCCACAATTAGTTCCAAACTGGGCAGATAGAGGTGGAAAGAAATGGAAGTACTTAAAAAAATACGAATATATTATGAGGAGTAAAGAAGAATTAGTAGTAATTCTCCCAAAGCCTGACACAATGTACTTTCATATAGGATTCAGAGATGATTAAAATATTTATAGGCACAAGCGACACAGAAGATAAATGGATAGAGCAAATATATCTATACAGTTTATATATGAATACAGATGCAGAATTGGACATACGTTTCTTAAGACCAAAGATGTTTAAAGATTGGAATAAGAATGGATGGGGAACACCTTTTACTTGTTTCAGGTATGCAGTACCTGAACTATGTAATTTTGAAGGTAGAGCAATTTATACAGATGTAGATCAGTTAAACCTTAGAGATATATCGGTTTTATATAACATGGACTTAGAGGATCATGCTTTTGCAATGGCGTGGGACGGACTACACGATAATGGTATGGAGTGGGCTCAAACACCTAAAGCAAAGGGTTGGTTCTGCGATAGTGTTATGGTAATTGATTGTGAAAAAGCACAAGAATTTATAGCTCCGATTAGTGAAATAAAAAATTGTGAGAAAAATTATAAACACCAGTTTATAAGAGACATAGGCAACCCTCACAGAGAAAATGTATCAGGTATAATCAAAGAATTAAATCCTAGATGGAATAGCTTTGATGGTAGAGATACCTCATGGTACGGAGATGAAATCTTGCCGGTAGCTGGAACGCCTGAAGCAAATGATGTAATACCTAATTTTGATTTAGAGGAGATTTATCATATACATTTTACAAGTATGAGTACTCAACCTTGGCATCCTATCTATTCGCCTTGGGGTAAAGGCACTTATATGAGAGATGATATTGCAGCAATACTCTGGGACTATGCACGAAAAGTAAAGACGATCTCTAACCCAGAGGAATTCTAATGAAGGTAGCAGTCTTTAAAGACGCGCTAAGTGTAGAAGTATATAGTGCTTGTATAGAGTGTTTAAAAACCCATGTACCAACGCCAGGCGTAGTAGGCAGTTCAACAATAAAGGCTAGGCTTGATGATACTAGAAAAGTAGATGTTAGATTCTTAAGGGATAAAATAGATCCTTGGCTATCTGAGTTTATGAAACCCTACGGGGATCTAAAACCAGAGACAGCAAATGTCTTAACTTATAAAGCAGGGAACTACTATAACTGGCATAAAGATGGAAGCGGAGAAGGGTATAGAAAATATAGTTTTATTTCGGTATTGTCTCCAAAAGATCAGTATGAAGGTGGTGAGTTAGAAATTGATGGAATTGAACTACCAGACCATGCATTTGATCCTCTATCAATAATTGTTTTTAATCCATCACTAAGGCACAGAGTCAAGCCCGTAACAAAAGGAGTAAGACATTCCTTAGTAACTTGGTTTATGGAAAGATGAGCATACCATTTGAACAACTACTACCAATGTCTCTCGAACGATTTAATGATGAATTTAGAGAAAAAAAGTATTTTGTAGCTAAAAGCAAAGAAAATATTTTTAAAGATCATTTTAGTTGGAAAGAAGTTGATCAGTACCTAAACAGTAATAAACTGGGAGGGTGGGATCGTATGCCCCAGCTACAGATAGTAACCCCAACGGGTAAGTACTGTCATAAAAAAGCAAAGGTTAAATTAACTAGAGAAGAAATTTTCGAATATTGGCAACAAGGTTGCAGTTTCATTTTGACTCTTAGTGAGTTCTTAAATAAAACAATGTGGCAACAATGTCAAGAGTTTGAAAAGCACTATGGATTGGGACAAGCTAACCTTTATTGTTCTAATATGAAGGGAGCGAGATGTTTCCCTATCCATGCAGATAGTACGGATAACTTTCTCTTTCATGTAAGAGGAAGCGTACGTTGGTACATATATAATGAGTTTGAATATGATTGTCCTAAACGAGACGAAGCAACTGTTGAAACAGTTATTGATTTATCAGAAGGAGATTTATTATATATACCAAAAAAATTATATCACAGGGTAGATACCCTAAGCCCCAGAATATCCATTTCTTTTCACTTTACGGAGCGAAAAAAACCTTATAAAAGAATGGAATGGCTAGACTGGTTGGGAGAAATAAATGGCACAACCGAGTGAACAGTTCCAAGGCGATATGTCTAGGAACGAAGTTGAAATAGACCTTAATAAATTTATGGCTATGGTTCAAGAAATTGGAGAGCTAAAATCAAAAATAATGGAAATGGAGAATGAGAAAGAACCAGATAATCCGTGGCAACGCTGGATATGGTTATCTCAAATGATAGACTCTTGGAGGATTTTTCCACGTCTATTCCTTTCTGTTTACATTTTCCTATTGTACTACTGTACAATGTGGTTCATGGATCTTGAAGTCCCCACGCTAGAGCAATCAGGACTGATTTCGATAGTAGTAGGAGCAGGAGCTGCATGGTTTGGTTTATACGCTGGTACAGCGAAAGATAAGATCAACAGTAAGTAATTATTATATGGATTTGAAAAATAGTTCTTGACACGACTTCGAAAATTTAGTATAATATGTATATGAAATTGAAGAAGAAACTAAATTCCGCTAATACATCTTGGGATATCGCACTTCAACATAGTTTGAAAAGCAGAAAAAGATGTGTTTGCGGAGAGTTATTAAGAGAGTGTGAAGACGCATATAGTCATACTACTCAAGGTTATTAGGGAGTCCCCTATAGAAGTGAACTAACTCTTTAGATACGCAACCCAAAATATGAAAAGCAAAGCGTCCTGAACGCATAGCTAGTAATTAAGGCGGAACGCAAAAAATAAATGGGGAGCTACTTTAGACACAGTAACTGCCTGTATACAGGAAGGGGACTAACCCTTTTTTAGAAAAAGGATATGGATAAAAATAATTTAATTGAAGATCCCCAAACGGGTATTAGAGCATATGAACTCGATGGTATGAGAGTATGTTTTCCACCTGATTGGGATGATGAACGCAAAAACGCTTGGTTTGAGAAAGCTAGGCTAGACTTTGGTCAGCGTAGACAGTTGAGAATGATTAAGAAAAACGGAATTTCAACTGTACTTAGGGCATGGCGGGAGCACGGGAGCAGACATGGCGAAGAAAGCTGAACTAATTGGCATACTAGATGATATGAACATACAAACTATGACACAACGAACAATGCTACGAATAAACCTTCAAAAGCAACAGAAAGAAGCTGAAGAGCAGATAACTGTACTTGAAGGAAAACTAGCGCGGACCAAGGAATATCTTGCAAAGATAGAAGGTGGGCTGGACGTACTCGATGAGTTAGACTAGTGATCTACATAGTAGATGACTTCTACCCTAATCCAGACGCAATTCGAGAAAAAGCACTGGAACTTGACTTTATAGATGGGGTAGACGAGAAAGGCATACGTCACCACACAGGTATTCGCTGTAATAATCCAAGCTGGCTTAATATGATATACCTTCGTAATAGGTTTAAAAGCATACTAGGCAGAAAGATAGTCGCCTTTAAAAACAACACCAGTAATGGTGCTTTTAATTTAGGGTATGAACATAAACATTCATTTAACTGGGTACACGGAGATCACACATTAAACTTAGGTGAGCCTGGCGCAACCGCCCTTTGGGCAGCAGTTATTTATCTTACTCCTAATCCTCCTGAGAATAGTGGAACAGTTCTAATGGAACATATACGAACAGGCACAAAAAGACAGTATGAAAATGATAGATTGATCAAAGGTCCATCGTTTTACGGAAATGTCCTAGAGTCGAAGCGTGTAACAGATACATGGAGACCTCACATAACAGTTGAAAATAAATATAATAGATGTATAATCTATGATGCTTATAATTTTCACGCTCCCACTAACGCTAGTTTCGGAAACAATAAAACAACAGGAAGATTAACACAAATAGCATTTTGGGAAACAGAATAATGGACAATGACGTAAAAAACCACGAGTACAGAGATATAGACTATAAGTTTAATGAAGAAGAAGCTCTTAATACAGCATGGAAGTACATAGAAGAAACTTATGGAAAACACTATGCACAAGGGAAGATTCAAGCAACAGAGTTTATATTCGATACAGGACATGGAGAAGGCTTTTGTATGGGAAACATACTTAAGTATGCCCAGCGTTACGGAAAAAAGAATGGGCATGATGAAACTGATTTACTAAAAATTATCCACTATGCTATCATGTTACTAGGAACAAAACTCCCTGATGATGGAGACTTCGATTGGCACTAAGAAGCAAAGATCATGAAAAGCTTACGGATGTAAATATCCTCAAGGTTATTAGTCTGCTTGATGCGGATAAGCCAATCACAAAGAAAGAAGCCTGCGAAATTCTGAATATAAGGTATAACACGACCAGACTTCAGAAAATCATAGATGAGCAGAATGAAGTTTGGGCTTATAAAGAAAAACGTAAGAACCAAAATAGAGGTAAAGGTGCAACTCGAGACGAAATAAAAACCGTGATAGAGTACTATTTAGATGGAGAAAATATCTCCGAAATAGCCACCAGAACTTATCGTTCTAACGCATTTGTCAAGGCAATAATTCAGAGAGTAGGTATTCCTGAGAAACTATCAAAAGAAGAACACTCTAAGTGTTATAGACATAGATATCAATTGCTTCCAGAACAATGTGTTAGGGACGAGTTTGATAATGGTGAACTTGTATGGTCTGTAAAGGATAACAAGATTGCCAAAATCATAAGGGAAAATACAGTAGAATACATGAACTCAATGCCAGGCTATATGAAACCTGTTATAAATTTTGAGGAAAAGTATGGGGCAAAGGGATATGCACTTTATGTGTATGACCCAGTATCTCAAGACGTCATGGACAAAAGCTACTTCCCTTGGCTCGATGGTAGCAAGGTAGGATATCACTCCTTTGCTTTGGCTTACGATTTAGGAAGTCTAAAGCATTTGGAGCAATATGGAGTATCTATTTGATTGGGTTCTACCCCTGTGGTTAAGTAGTTGGATTTTTATTATTTGGCAAATTTATGTGCCAAGTATTCGCATAATAGGCGAAGCCAACCCTGACCATGTAATTTACCGTTGGAAAGTAGCAACTTTCTTTTTATTCAGTATAATGGCTTTTGTTACTGTACCTCTATTATTGTGGGCAGCCTTAATAGAAAAGTATAGGATAGCTTTTATATATAATTATGTCCGAAATTTAATAGGTGACGATGATGAGACAAAAGATTAAAACTGCTTTAGAAATGAAGTACAAAGGCGAGATAGCAGAAGCTGACGCCAATCTGCATGTTTATTTAGATAATCCAGCAGGTATAGGGGAACACCCCGAAGTTATTGCTGCGATTGATACTCAGATAGAAAAAATTGCAGAAGCAGAAGACAAGCTACTCGTATTAGATAAATATGTGGACTTATAGTCCAGTTAAGTAAGGAAGATATGCCAGACATACACACAATAGCCCAGTGTAGTGCAAAACTTGTTGTATTGCTAGAAAAACTTGATTCATTAAATACTGAAGATTCCCAACTAAAGCATAAGGTAGAGGACGTTAAAGCACTAGGAAAGGAGTTAGAGAATGAATCAGAGTTTGTTTCTGGAATACGATAAAGGCACTATAGCTGTAGTTCGTAATCCATACGAAAGACTCATCTCTTTGTATAGAGATGATTGGGATTACGTAGGCTTTGATAATTGGGTAGCCAAGAACAAGATTCAGAGTCAAGCAGTTCTTTATGAAAAGTGTGAAGTAGTTATCTCATTAGAAAACTGGGAACAAGACCTCATAGCTCTCTCTATTGATGAACCTAAAAATAGTTCGATTTTGATAGAACAAACTATCTCAGACGACTACAGAAGGTGGTTTACAAATAAGAGTTTAATGCTAACTGCCAGGTTAATAAGACCAGACCTTAACACCTACGGGTACACATATTAAAAAATAGTTCTTGACATCGCCCTCGATTCCTAGTATAATATACTTATAAATGGAAAAATCATGAGCGACAGATTTTACTTTCAACAACAACAACGGAGAAAACGAATGCCTTGGGAAGAAGATAAAAAACAACAAGCCATCAATAAATATACCTCTGAAGATCCTACTCCTGAAAACAGTATGGAAATCGTTAAAGACATTGCTTCCGAATTAGGCGAGAGCCCAAATGGTGTAAGAATGATCTTAACCAGAGCTGGTGTATATGTTAAGAAGACTCCTGCAACGCGCGCATCTAGTAATGGATCAACTGGTGGTGGTCGTGTATCTGTAGCGGATGCACAGGCAACTTTAACCAATGCAATCCAAGACATAGGCAAAGAGCCAGATGCAGCAATAATCAGTAAGCTGACGGGGAAAGCAGCTAACTATTTTGCAGAGATACTTAACTCGATGAACAATTAACTACCCCTAAATCGTAGAGGATAGCAATATCCTCTGCGTATTTTTGCATCTATTGAAACCACCTCTTTTTTAAGGATACCATTGTTTGGGACGGTAACAACTAAGTACTAACCCACAAGGAACCTAATGAGAAAGGACGAATTTATCACTCAGGTGGAAAAATGCGGTGATGCAATAATTACTTATAGGAGTCAGAACAGTCGTAGATTAAAGTATAACGTCTGTACACTAGATTTCGATAATAAGTATATTCAGTCAAAGAGAAATAGAGCAAGACCTACTGACAAGCAGGTTTTACTATTTTGCTGGGACACAGATTCGTATAGACTACTTCAGCCTGAACACGTTACTTCTATTATTCCTTTACAAGCGATCTTGAAGAATGATAGAAATACATGAAGCACCCCCAGTATTTGAAAAACTAATACACTATAACGAAGAGAAGCACGAACGTGTTTATCTAACCATCAATACCTTTAGAAATGTAGAGTATCTCTCCATCAGAAAGTATTTCCTAGATTTTGACGAAGAATGGAAGCCCAGCAGGGAAGGCGTCTCGCTGCCTCTAGACTTTGATAATAGCAGAAACCTTTTCGATGGGTTAGTTGAAATCCTCTCTCTTACTGAAGTCAAGGACATTCTAGAAATCCATTTCAAAGACAAACTTGACCAAATATATTTAGATTAGCAAAAATAATTCTTGACATTACCTCTATTTTCTAGTATAATATATACATGAATAGAGATTTGGAAACGTATTTAAGCAAATGTCGCGATCAATACTATCGTGGTACTCCCATCATCCCAGATGAGGTGTACGATAGGATATGCGAAAACACTTTTGCAGAACTTACTATTGGGCACGAAACGGATTCCCGTTTTGCCCACCCTTTTCCAATGTACTCACTTCAAAAAGTCTTCGCCAACGAAGGCACACCCCCCGATTATGGAAACAACGCAGTAGTAGCCACACCTAAGATGGACGGCGCAGCTGTGTCTATTTGTTATGTAGATGGAATCTTTCATGACGCCTTAACGAGAGGGGACGGAAAAGCAGGTTTAGAAATAAGTGATAAAATTAAGCATATCGTACCTCGCTCATTAGAATTTGGAAAGTCATTATTCTCTGGATTGAGACAAATCACAGGAGAAATAGTAGCCCCCAAATCAATAAAAAATGCGAGAAATTATGCGGCGGGAGCATTAAACCTCAAAGATGCCGAAGAATTTAAGAAGAGAGACCTAACGTTCATAGTGTATGGGATTCAACCATACATAGGCGCGTATTGGCTGGAAGATATGAAGTTATTAGATAACTGGTTCAACGTAATTTCTATCGGAAGTTACAACCATTTTCCCCAAGACGGCACAGTATTCCGTGTGGATAAATATTCCTATTTCCAAGAAATGGGTTACACCGCGCATCACCCTAGAGGAGCTTACGCTCTTAAAACTCGAGAAAAGGGGATAGTTACAAAACTATTAGATGTAGTATGGAATACAGGAAAAAGTGGAGTGGTAGCTCCCGTTGCAATTCTCGAGCCTATTAACATAGGGGGAGCTACTATCTCTAGGGCTACATTACATAACATAGGTTTTATAAATCAGTTAGATTTAGAGATCGGTTGTAGTGTAGAGGTTATTAGAAGCGGAGAAATTATACCCCGCATTGTGAGACGAGTATAATGTTATTATATTTAGAGAGTCAACTAGCCGAAGCTTATCAGGTTTATATATCTAAAATCCCACAAGGGAATGGCTATGTTGGAATTGAAGAATTTAGAGGAATGGTTGAGAATGACGAAGAATGGTTCGAGGATTTATTAGAAGAATACAAGGAACTAAATCTTACTTTACACTAATGAGTAAAGGTGTCTATAACGAAACTTATTTTAAAAATCGCCCGAATGAAAGGGGACGAGACGGGGTTCTGTACGCCGTCGTTTTAGTTAATAAAAAGACATTTGAACGAGAGTGTATTAAGGTTGGCATGGCAGCAGGTAAAGACTGGCGTCATGTTATTAAACGTGCTAGAGGCTTTAAAGGGTATGATGTACGGATTCAAAGGACATGGAAGAGCACCCTTTATGAAGTGTTTTGCATGGAGCAACAGCTACATGAGAAGTATATAAATGATAGGTTTAAACCAACCCATAAATTTGGTGGGCATACGGAATGCTTTAATATAGATAGTAAAATATTAGATGATTTTCCTAGACGAGTAAGTGATAGATGATAATACAACATGGAAAAAAATTTCACGTTATAGGCGTGGAGAAAAACTTTTGGTCAGTAAGCCAATGTAACTCCTTGATAAATGCTTATCAAGATAAATTTATACCTTATAGTTTCGATAAGCTAGGTACGCATGGAGCGGCAGAACAGCCGCGTAACTACCCCGCTACTTCTAACAGAGCAGTAGTACATAGTAAACAGGTTCCCAGCGATATACATGAATTAGTTAAAGAGTATAATAGAAATAGTTATAACTTTGTACTACAAGATGAAACAGTACAGTATATAAATAAACTTACTCCTGCTGAAGACTTAGGGTGGCATAAAGATAATCTTGAAGAAATAGAAACTTTATACACTAAAAGAGCACCTTATCGTATTAGTGTAGTAATCAAACTAAATAATAAATTTACTGGGGGAGCAACAGAAATATATAAGCACGATCCTTTTAATCTAAATACAGGAGATGCTTTATTATTCTGCTGTGATATGTGGCATAGGAGTACTCAAGTAACAGCAGGAACAAAGTACTCATTTAATATGTGGACACGCGGAGTACCAATTCAATGAAAAAGAGACCCAAGATCAAATTAAAAGGTGGAGCAGAATGGGACACCTTTACCAACTGGCGTCAGGTTATGTGCTACCTTGATAAATCTAAGGTAGTAAAGAAGATTAAACGTCAATATAATAAACGTTTCAGAAGGATAGAAAAGGAACAGATTAAACAGGAATTAGACCAATGAAAGTATTGGGTGTTAGCGAAGGATTTCACGACGCTTCCGCTTCTTTAGTGGAAGTTTCTCCCTATACAGATAAAGTAAGTATTCATTGGGCTGCACAGGCAGAAAGATATTCAGGCAGAAAAAACGATCCATTCTTACCGCCCGAATTACTGAATGTGAACGCAGATGTCTCGGTCTTTTACGAAGATACTAAACTAAAGAATGAACGTAGAACGTATCATTCCATGTCTCCCGTAACATATTCGAATATATGTCAGCACCATTTAAATCATCATCAAAGCCATGCAGCTGCAGCGTATTATACTGCACCTTTCAATGACGATACTGTTATAGTAGTAATTGATGCTATTGGAGAGTGGGCATGTTCGAGTATATGGGTTCCAAAAGAGTTTGGGCTAGAATGTGTGTGGGAAGAAAAATACCCTCACAGCATCGGACTATTTTACAGTGCTATAACGAAGCGTCTTGGTTTAAAGCCTAATGAAGATGAATACATTACTATGGGGATGGCTGCGTTTGGTGAACCTATAGTTTCAATGCGATGGTGCTTTGATCTACCTGATAGAAATTGGCATAAAGGTTTTGGAGTTTTTGACTTCCAAGGCTGTGCTCCAGAAGATATAGCGGCTAGTGCTCAGTTTGAAGTTGAAAATCGAATCCATGCTATAATGTTAAAAGCTAGAGAGTATGGATCAAACATTTGTTATGGAGGTGGAGTTGCACTCAACTGCGTAGCTAATAGTAAAGTATTACCTAGACTCTTTAATAAGATTTGGATATTTCCAAATCCTGGTGATGGAGGGAGTAGTTTAGGGGCTGCGTTAGGTTATATATGTCGCCAAGTAGAATTTAAAGATTGCTTTCTAGGACACAATATAGAAGGAGTATTAAATCCTAAAACCGTAGTTGATACTCTAATAGCAAATAAAGTAGTAGGAGTTGCTAATGGTAGGGCAGAGTTCGGACCGAGAGCCTTAGGGAATCGTAGTTTACTTGGAGACCCCCGATATAATATTAAAGGCAAAGTTAATAAGATTAAGCGAAGACAAAAGTTTAGACCCTTTGCCCCTGCAATTCTTGAGGAGTACGCAAATATGTATTTTGATGGAGAAAAGAACGAGTATATGCAGTTCGTTTCTCGAGCAAGACACGACCACAAATCAGTAACACACGTTGATGGAACCGCTAGAGTTCAAGTTGTAAAGGAAGATAGTAGTTCTATTTTGAGAAAAATTCTAGAAGAGTTTTATAATAGAACAGGTTGCCCTATGTTACTAAATACAAGTTTAAATATAAAGGGGAAACCTATGGTTAATACTAGAAAGGATGGTAAAGCATTTGAAAAGTTATATGGAGTAAAAGTATTTTGATTTATTTTAATGGATGTAGCTTCACTAACGGATATGAATTAGAGGATAAATTTAACAAGAGATTCTCAAATCTAGTTGTGAAACACTTTAATACAGAAGAATTTAATGACGCTAAGGTAGGCGGATCCAATGATAGAATATGGAGAACTACTATGAATCATTGTTTGAATCATAAGTATGAAGCTGTAATTATAATGTGGACGGGTGCTAATAGAATGGAGTACTTACAAACAGGAACTAACATCTCAGGTAATACCAACCTGCCACAAAAAGCTATTAGTGGTCCAAGATGGAGAGCAACTAACTGGGAAAGAGATTCAACAAATATAGAAAAATCTAATCTCTATAAACACCCAGATCAATTACATCAACATTGGTTAATTACTAATGGATTTATGAAACAAGTAAGAAACAGAGAGTATAATATAAAATATAGTATATCTTATATGCTCTCAACAAAATACTTTCTAGAATCATTAGGTATTCCTTATCTATTTTATACATATTCGAGTGGGCAATATAGACCCTTCTTGTATTTGCTAGATGAGGACTACTTAGAAGCGGCAAACAATTATTGGAAGTCGGAAGAATTAAGTAAAAAACAAATACTAAAAGAATTACCATGTTTACTAGAAGATGGTTTTTATGATAGAACAAAAAAGGCAGGTCTCCCTATCGGGAAAAAAGATCACCCCTTAGCAGGAGCACACCGCTTAATGGCGGACGTAATGATTAAAGACCTAGAGAGAAAATATGAAAACATTAAGAAAAATAATTAAAAAAATTAGAATATGGTACTTCGAGTGGAAACTTCGAAGAACATATAAAGAAGACACCTATGTCTATGAAGACGAAGAAAAATTTGAGCCTGAAAAATAGGTACATTTACATCAAAAAGTTCTTGACACGCGGTGAAATTTTTAGTATAATATACAATATAAATGAAAAAGAATGAGAAATCACGAATGGAACAAATTTTAGCCCCAACGAACTGTCCTTCCTGTGAAGGCGAATTGAAGTTTATTAACGAACTACTCTATTGCTTTGACAAGATGTGTCCAGCTCAATGGGACAAGAAAATGGAACATTTTTCAAGTTCTTTGAAAATAAAGGGGTTAGGCCCTGCAACTATTAAAAAGTTGGAAATCCTAGACTATCCAGAACTGTATGAGCTCACTGTCGGGGAAATTACCGTCAGACTGGGCTCAGAGAAAATGGCGAAGAAGTTGGCACTCGAGATTGTTAATTCATGTAAAGTCGATTTGCAAACGTTATTACCCGCTTTTTCTATTCCGCTTTTTGGTCGATCAGCTTCTCAGAAATTATGCGAAAGAATTACCTCTATCGAAGAAGTAACCGAAGCAAGCTGTACTGAAGCAGGTATCGGTCCGAAAGCAACAGCTAACCTAATGGCTTGGTTAGAAACAGAGTTTTACCCAAACAGGTACAATGACTTACTCCCTTTTAGTTTCAAATCTAAAAGAGTTGTAAAACGAGATATAATCGGAGTTGTTTGTATTAGTGGCAGACTCAAAAGTTTCCCTAGCAAAGCTCATGCTACAAAGGTTCTGGAGAACCACGGCTACGCCGTAAAAACCAGTCTGACTAAAGACTGCACTCATTTAATAAATGAAAGTGGAATAGAGTCAGCCAAAACGCAGACTGCTCGGGATCGAGGAGTCATAATTATAACAAATCTAAACGATTTATTTGGAGAATAAAATGGCATTACCTAAATGGACAGACGAAAGAACCGCATCATTGGAATCTTTTGTTGGTGCTGAAACCCCTGTTTCCCAAGCTACTGTGGCAGAAGCCGCAGGCGAACTTGAAACTTCTGTAAGAAGCGTAAGTTCTAAACTTAGGAAAATGGGATATGATGTAGAGTTAGCTTCTAGCTCTAATACAAAGTCTTTCACAGACGAACAAGAAGCAACACTTTCAGCTTTCGTAACTGACAATTCTAGTCAGTACACATACGCTGAAATCGCCTCCAACTTTGAAGGCGGGCACTTTAGTGCAAAATCAATACAAGGAAAAATCCTTTCTATGCAACTTACTGAGCACGTTAAACCTGCTCCTAAAGTTGAATCAGTTAAAACTTATACTGAAGCAGAAGAAGGAACTTTTGTTGGTATGGTTAACGATGGCGCGTTCATCGAAGCTATAGCTGATACTCTTGGCAAGAGTGTAAACTCTGTCAGAGGAAAAGCACTTTCTTTACTTAGAGCTGGCGAAATTAACGCTATCCCTAAGCAGGAAGTTACCAAAGGATCTGGTAAAGCAGACCCATTGGCTGACGTAGAAATCGACGGCATGACTGTCGAAGAAATTGCTGATCAAATCGGCAAAACTGTAAGAGGTGTCAAAACTATGCTCACGAGGCGTGGTCTTGTATGTGCTGATTACGACGGAAGCGCAAGAAAAGAACGAGTTCAATCTTAACTTTTTATTGTCAGGAATACTAGGAGGGGTTCGCCTCTCCTAGTTACTCTTGGGAGAGAATATGGCAGTAGAAAGCGCATTATTAAAACAAGTTTTAGTTACCGAAGATTTCGACACTTGGAATCGACTGAAACAACATTATCTACCCGAAGGCGAATATCAAAAGCTATGGAAGATAGTGGACAAACACGTCCATAAATTCCATGCTCTCCCAACTTTTGAAGTATTAAAATTCGAGATTCGGTCTAGAGAATTACAAGAAAAAATATATGCGATAGAAGCTGTCGAAACAGAAGTACCTGCTTATGAACTACTAGAGTATCTGAAGGATCAATTCACCCAGAGTGAGATACTAAGGCGAATGGAAACCTATTTAGATGATACGATAAGTATAGCAGATGCTAAAGAAAATATTGACTACCTACAAGAAATTGTAGTGCAAGTTCAAGACAGAGTTGATACAGCGATTGATAGTGACGATATGGATACTATTGAATTGTTTGACTCTGAAGAAGATTTAGGAAAATATTTACCTCTTGGTTTAAATCAAGACTACGATATTTCCTATCAATTCTCTCCCAAAGACTTGGTCGTTGTGGGAGCACAAAGAGGACACGGAAAATCTTTCACTTGTTGTAATGTTGCTGTTGAAGCGCAGAAAGCAGGTAGAAGTGTTCTTTATTTTACAATAGAAATGGATTCCAGACCAATTCTACAGAGAATGGCTGCTATGGCCACTGGTGTACCACTTGGTAGACTTATAAAGAGAAATCTTTATGAGAAAGAGTGGAACAGAATTGGAGAGTGGTGGGCTGATCGATTTATCGGAGGAGATGAAATACTATCTAAGTACGCAGTCTATGATGATTTTGATAAGTTCCATTTTGATCTAACTAAAAATTGTGAATTTAAGAAGGAAGCACAGTTAGATGTGTTCTACGATCCTGGCTTAACTATGGCTAAAGTTATTAGCACGGTTAGACAGAAGAAAGTAGAGTATCCTGACCTCGGTTTAATAGTCATTGATTACTTAAACCAAGTGAAACGCCACAACGCCCCAAGTCGCTCTGGGCAATACGAGTGGACAGAACAAATTGAGATCAGTAAAGCTATGAAACAGCTTGCTCAAGATCAAAATTGTCTAGTTCTTTCTGCTTATCAAACCAACCCTAAAGGTGAAGCCCGATTCTCAAGAGGTATTCTTGATGCAGTTGACGCTGCTTTTACGCTCGAACATTGGGGAAAAGAAGAGAATTGTATTAAGTTCAAATGTGATAAAATGAGAAATGGAGAAATGAAGTCCTTCGTTAGTGAGCTCGATTGGGAGACACTAAAGATTGGACCACATACTGCTTTAGATCCTGATGAAAAACAGGAGATGAAGGAAGCTATGTCATCTGGAGAATCTGCTGATGATTTATGATGTAAAAGGTATTCCATTTCGAGCAGTCATATTTGAAGTTAGTATGAGGAACTTTCCTACCACCAACTTTAAAGAACTTAACTCAGGACAATATGTACCTATATGGCTAGAGAGACAGAAGGATAGGATCCATCTGCGCTTATTCACGTTTGTAGAGTCTGTATTAAATCAAGGGTTTCTAGACCCAGTAATAATATGGGGTAACATAAAAGAAGGAACAATGAGAATACACCCTGGTGTAAATCAGTTTATTCTATATTCTTTAATTAAAGACCAAATAATCAGTCCTCGTAAAAAGAAGTATGATTTAAATGGTTGGGTAGTAGACTTTAATTGTAATCATAGGGACGAGTATCAAGGAATATTTAAAGATATTAAACCCTTAGAAAGAAATGAAGATGGAAACAATAATATGATTTGGAAAGTAGATCATAGAACAACACCAGACGGAGAAGATCAGTATGAATTCTCTCCTTCAGGACGTAAGCATATGGGTAACATATACTATAAAGGGACTGAAGATAGATGGAATTATAAGCAAGAAGCTCATAAAGGTTTTGGGTGCTGGTACGAGGGGAAGAAGTTCTACGATATTGGAGGGAATGATCCTATCCAGTATGAAATTAAAAAAATTGCGGGGGTCTATCAGTTGTTTTTAGAACACTTCTTTGATTGGAACCCTGATATCTGGCAGGAGAAACATTATGAAAGCAGGTAAAATATGGGGACAAACAGAACTAATCCATGCAAATGGAGTTTTAGAGTTCCACCGCATAGAGTATAAAGCGGGATACAAATGCTCAGAACATGAACATCAATTTAAATGGAACGGCTTCTTTGTAGAGAGTGGTAAAATGATAGTTCGAGTTTGGCAAAATGATTATGACTTAGTAGATGAAACATTACTACTTCCAGGCGACTTTACACAAGTTAAGCCTGGTTGCGTACACCAATTTGAAGGTGTAGAAGATGGTGTTGCATTCGAATTATACTGGGCTGAATTTAATCATTTGGATATTAAACGAAGATCTGTAGGAAGAACTGTTTCTATGGATGAGTACGAAGATAATCCTTCTGACATAGACCGAGATTATGAAACCGATCCTATGAAAAGAATACTTGATGAAGTAGAAAAAGAAGCTGAAGAAATGCACGGCTCTATTCTTGGAACAGGAAGCATACTCAGATGAAAATTAAACCAATATCAAAAGTAAATCCAGTAGCAAAACACAGCAGAAATAAGTCTGGGGCAGGCACACATAAGTCTAAAAAAGACTATGATAGGAAAGTAGGAAAAGAAGAACTAATAGATTTATTAAGACAACAACAAGAAGCAACCCGTGGTCCAGGTGACTGGATGAGGCTAGAAGAAGAAATACAGTCCTTATTGGACGCAGAGGACGAAGATGGCAAATGACAGAATAAGCAGAGCAACAGCAGAGTTAGTACCTATGCCCCCTCATACTTGGTATGTGCGCTCTATAAATTGGTTGCTAGAACAACCCAAAGTAAAAGAGAATATAAAATCTGTTCCTTTGAATCAAAAACTTTGTGATAGTTTATACGATCATGGAATGAAAAGTCCTGTTTTAGTAATGCCTAACTGGTACCCAATTGCAGGTAGTCAAAGACTGAGAGCATACGCTGAGATAGTACAAGGACGACCTGATTTAGGAGAACAAGAGATAAGAGTTTGTCGAATAGATAAAGAGTATTGGCTAGTATGGTATCTATGGGGAGATAAAGATTTTCGAGATACAGCAGTAGCAGTATATTTTCAAATGGTAGAATTGGTATGGAAAAGTAGATACTATGAAGATACACATGATCCTAGTGGAAACTTGATGACAGATTTTGAAAAAGAAGGGGATGAACTTGAATGGAACCATAAATCAGAGTTGGGGAAAGCAAGAATTAAAGCAAAAAGATTGAAGGATCTAATAAAGACACCATTAGAATCCCGTAAAAACAAAGACGGAAAGTCCTCTAAAAAATAGTTCTTGACAGAAGGTTAAAAATTTAGTATAATATATAAATAATGATAGCAATAGACTTATTAAGCGAAAGGGGAATAGAATTTACTGTTAAAGGACAGGACGCTATCATATCATGTCTAAATCCCGAGCATGATGACAGCAATCCTAGTTGTAGGGTTGACAAAATAACAGGTATAATGCATTGTTTTTCCTGTGGTTTCTCAGGAAACTTATTCACATACTATGGTGCTCCCGAGAGTCCATTAGAAGTGAGAATACACAGAGTTAAAGCAAAGATTGCGAAAGTAAAGTCGCAAACTACAGGTATCCAACTCCCAAAGGATAGAATAGAATGGAAAGGTGGTCCGTTTAGAAACATATCAGAGAAAACTCTTAAGATATGGCAAGCCTTCACTTGGAATGTTCCAAAGTTTGAAGGACGGATCATCTTTCCCATTCGAGATATCACAGGAAAGACAGTAGCATTACTAGGCAGAAAAATAACAGGTAGTATGACAGATAAGTATTATATCTACCCACAAGGAGCAGAGATGCCCTTTTGCCCAGCTAAGGTTAAGCCCATAAATAATAGAGTTATTCTAGTGGAAGGAATATTTGATGCTCTAAATTTATGGGATCACGGATTAAAAAATACAGTATGCTGTTTCGGAACCCAACAAATGAATTGGGTTAAACTTTCACTTCTAAAATTACAAGGAGTGCAGGGAATAGATATAATGTATGACGGAGATGATGCAGGTGTTAAAGCTGCAGAAGCTCTAAAAGGGATTGCAGAAGAAATGGAAATGGGAGTTCAGATAGTGAAGTTAGCTGATGGACAAGACCCAGGTAACTTTAACGCAGATCAAATTAAACGGTTAAAGAAACAATTATACGGTAAATGATGAAGAACAGATTATTGGAATGGATGGATAGAAAAGCGGGAGGAAAAACCGAAAGTGAAATCTACCAAAGCAGATGGGTGTGGTATCATACTATATTAGCTTTTGAGATATTTTTAACAAACATTCTATTGATCTCTATTTTATTATTACTGGCAATTAAATTATGATAAAAGGTAAGAAAGTAAGGGGTAAGACAATGAAAAAGACATTTATGTTTTTAATACTTGCAGTAGGAATTGGATGTACAGGTACGCTCAACGAAGTTCCATATACATGGGAACGTGGGGTGCCTCAATTTGAATGGGTAGAGCCTTTGATATTCGAGCACAATCTACAAATATGTAGAAGTGCTGATGTTTGTAGAGCAGAATCCCTATTCGAGAAATAATATGATGATAGCTGGATGGATAATGTTTGCAATACTGGTGTGTATTAACACAGCAGTATATGTAGGCATTGATATGGCTTTTGAAAATGATTTTTGGAGAGAAGATGTCAACTGAAATGGGATTACGGTGGCGTGAAAGCAGAAATGCTCTGGCATTTCATGAAATGGAATTACGTAATGCAATCTTCGGACTGCATACTCGTAGATTCGGCACAGTAGCCGAGATTATGGTTAAGAAAATCATAGGGATAGAAAATAGTAATAAGTTGAATTACGATCTATTTGATAAAGTTAATAATATGAGAGTAGAGTGTAAATTCTCACGATGTCAACGATCACATACTTTAAAAATTACTGAGAAGAATGTTCTAAAGGCTTTAGAGTTTGAAACTGATAGGCATATCTTGTTCGCAGAACGGGAAGATTATGATTGGGATAGCAATATTCAACAAGTAAAAAAGTCTGAATTTGACCAATTATTTTACGGAGTATTCTTCGCAGATCTTATAGTAATATTTAAAATAGAACCCAATCAGATAGGGGATAATGTACAATATTCTGATAAACAACACAGAGGAAATACTGGAGAAGGACAGTTTCATTTAAACAATAAGAATATCCAGTATCATTTAAAAAATCACTTATACAAATATATAAGTTATAACGAGTTAAACGAATGGCTACAATAGCACTAATAGAAACGAAACCCACCGCTCAAAACTACGATAAGTATTTTGAGTTTGAATTTGATAGATTTGCATTATGTTCAGATAGTGGTGTGCAGAAAGTTCTAAAACGAAATGTAGACTTAGAGATAGACACAGACGATTACGAGTGGCTTATTCTAGTTGGAGCTGAAGCGTTTAAACATTTTACAAACAAGTCTTCCGTGACTGAATATAATGGCAAAATCATAAATGATAAGTTTTTAGCACTTATGAATCCTGCTGTTATTAAGTTCAGACCTGAAGCAAAAAAGAATTTTGAAGAAGCAATAAAGAGTATTTCACAGTACGTAAGTGGTGAATTAAAATTAGAGAAATTAGATGAAGAAAAATGTTACGGAATCCAAGACAAAGGAAAATGCCTTGAGTTCTTACAGTCAGCAATCGATGCACCTAGAGAGTATGTTGCACTTGACTCAGAGACAAGTAGTTTATACGCGCGAGATGGTTATATGCTCGGGTTTAGCATGTCTTACGAGCCTGACCATGGTTGCTATTGCGATGCTAATATCATTGATAATGAAATAGAAGCAAAGATGCAAGAACTGTTTGATAAGAAAACAGTTGTATTTCATAATGCTAAGTTCGACCTTCAATGGTTTGAATATCATTTCAACTTTAAATTTCCAAAATTTGAAGATACTATGCTTATGCATTATATGTTTGATGAAAACCCAGGCACTCATGGATTGAAACAACTTGCTATGAAGCACACTCCTTATGGCGATTATGAAAAGCCGTTAGAGGATTGGGGTAATAACTATAGAAAACAGCACGGCATACTTAAAGCCGCCTTCAGTTATGATTTGATACCTTTTGATATAATGAAGAACTACGCAGCTATGGACGCTGTAGTAACCTTTTTATTATATGAGAAGATGTCGGTAGCTTTAGCTAAGAACGATAAACTTAAGTGGGTATATGACAATATATTACTTGAGGGTTGTGACTTCCTAAAACAAGTAGAATCAAATGGTGTACCGTTTGATCTCGAAAGACTTACACTAGGACAGAGCATAATGCAAAAAGATATAGAAGTTGCTATAGAAAAGTTATATGAGTTTCCTGAGGTAAGACAATTTGAAAAAGCAAAGGGAAGCCCATTTAATCCAAATAGTACAGTTCAATTACGATCACTTTTATATGATTATATTGGTTTAACCCCAACGGGTAAAAAGACGGGTACTGGGGCTGATTCCACTGATGCCGAGGTTTTGGGACAATTAGCACAAGACCATCACGTTCCCGAACTAATTTTAGAAATTAGACAAAAAGTAAAAATAAAAACTACATATTTGGATAAAATTATACCAAATTTGGACAGGGATAGTAGACTAAGAACAGGTTTCAATTTACATGGAACTACCTCGGGTCGTCTATCTTCTAGTGGAAAGCTTAATATGCAACAGTTACCGCGGGATAACCCCACAGTAAAAGGATGTATTAAAGCGCGTAAAGGACACAAAATTGTGTCAATGGACTTAACAACGGCAGAGGTGTATGTTGCCGCAGTTTTGTCAGACGATAAAGGTTTGCAAGACGTATTTAGACAAGGGGGAAACTTCCACTCTACAATCGCAAAGCAAGTCTTTAAACTACCTTGTGAAGTTGGACAAGTAGATGAACTCTACAAAGACAGACGACAACAGGCGAAAGCTGTTACATTTGGAATAATGTATGGAGCTGGGCCTGCCAAGATTAGTTGGCAAGTTAGTAAAGATAGCGGTAAAGAATTTACCGTGCAGGAAGCAAATAGAGTTATTGCAGGATACTTTGAGTCTTTCCCTAAATTGAAAGGTTGGCTAGATGCACAACAGGCTTTTATTAGAGCCAATGAGTTTGTATATAGTCAATTCGGAAGGAAGCGCAGACTTCGTAACGCCAAGAGTAAGGATAAAGGCATAGCCTCTCACGAGGTTAGAAGTGGTATTAACTTTTTAGTTCAATCTGCAGCATCAGACATAAATCTATTGGGTGCTGTGGAAATGCAAAAATTCATAAATAGAACAGGGATGGATGCCAAAATATTCGGACTAGTACATGACAGTATTTTAGCTGAAGTACCAGAAGATGAAATGGAAATCTATTGTGATAAGTTGAAATTCTTCGTTCAAAAAGAACGAGGACTTTCCATTCCAAATTGCCCTGTAGGTTGTGACTTCGAGATAGGTGATGACTACAGTTTTGGCAAATGGGAAAAAGTATATTAGAAATGAATCTACAAGAGAAGAAAGCGGTGCGCGTTGGCCGTAATGACTACAGACGCAGACGAGATGCTAAGCATCAAGAGGATCTCACAATGTTGATATTGATGATTGCAACCTTTGGTTCAATTATTTATTCACTAAACTCATTAGGATAAGACTATGAAAAGACCACCCACACGAAAAATAGGGATTACAGGACACACAAGCGGTATCGGAAAAGAAATATACGAGCACTGTATGTTTAAAGGACATGACGTTACAGGATATAGTAGAGCTACGGGCTTTAATATACTGGAGAAAGATGCTGATAATATTATTAACGATATTCTTAGAAAAGATATTGATGTTGTTTTTAACAACGCTTGGGTTCCTAAATTGCAGATTAAAATATTAAAAGTTCTGCATCAGCAATGGAAAGATAGAGAGGGCAAGTTTATAATCAGTACAGGCTCTGCAAGTATCTACCAACCAGGTTTAACAGGTGAGGTGTATCAACAAGATAAAAAGGAGTTGAGGGATTACAGTATCAATGCTGCCCTTCAATGGCCTTATAAGAACGCGTGTAGAGTATCTAATGTTAGTCTAGGATGGACTAATACTGCTCTAGTGGGAGATACGTATGAGAATTTCATTGATCCCTATGAAGCAGCTTTAGTATTATTAAATATGATGGAGTACCAAGATTATGTGATTCCTGAAGTAATAATATCTAATAAGATGCAACCCCCAGAGGAAGTTGCTCCTATAAGAGATAGGGCAGCAGCTCACATGGGCGCTTCTATTATCCAAAGTAATAAAATGATGTTAGAAAAAAATAGTCCAACACTTAGTAAGATATACGACTCCCGTGAGAAATGATCGTAAATGAAGCTAGGATAGGATTTGTTCATATTCCACGAACTGGAGGAACAAGTGTAGAACGAGCCTTAGCAACAAAGTATAGAAGTGCTACGGCGATGGTTAATGAGATGCCAATGAAACAAGCTATACAGAAGCAAACTACTGTATCTATGGGTACTAAAGAGCTTCAAAAGAAACACGCTACTTATAATGAGTTGATAGAGTTCTATCCCGATTATAAGTATTATACTCTAGTAAGACACCCCCGAGCAAGACTTGAGAGTGTTTATCATTTCTTTGTATGGACTAAATTAGTACATACATCTTTTGAGGAGTGGATCTATCGTACACTATATGGTTTAATGTATAATATACCTAATGCAGAGATAGACGAAGAACCGTATTTAGTAGACCTAAATATTCCGTATTTACAAGTAGACTATATCGGTAAGGCAGAAGTACATAAACTAGAAGAACAAACAATTTGGGAAGCATTAAATATTCAACCAAGACATGATTTTAATGTTCCTCGAACACAACCAATAAAATGGGATAAAAATAGTATAAAACTGATGAAAAAAATCTATCAGAAAGACTATGAAGAATTAAACTATGAATGAAAATATAATGAGCACAGAAGATATGGCATTAGAAGTAGCTGGGGCTGACCCCCGAACAAATGCATATATGCCCCTTAGTGCAGGAGTAGAGAGTACTGCTACATTGTTGTACGCAGTAAAAGATCCAGAGATATTTCCTTGGTGCGTACATTGGTATGAACCACGCTATGGACCATTTGCGGATGCAATGGCTTTTTATAGTAGGAAACAGGCAGAGTATTTTAACTTACCATATGGAAATGATACTTCTATGCTTTCTACAATAGGATATACTAGAGAAGTTCCAATTATTATAAGTGGACTAAGTGCTTTTATGTCAATAATATTAGGTAGCCCAGGCAAGTTTAAATTTAAATGGTTTATGATGGGAGGTAATGCGGAAGATGATATGCGTATGCGTCTACAATTTAGAGAGTATCGCAAAATTATGATAAATTATCTAAGTGATTGTTTAGACTCATCTGGTGCACACTTCAATGCAATTAGAGATGTTCCAGAAGTAAGAAATCCACTGGACTTTATGAGTAAAGCAGAAATGCTTTCTTTAATAATGCGTCATGATCCTAACCTATATGAAATGATATGGAGTTGCCCCTTCCCCAAAGGAACTCTTACTAAGGATGATGAAATTACTGGGTATATTCCGTGCGGAGAGTGCTATAAGTGTGGAGAATTTAAAGCTGCACATAAGTTAGCAAGTGACGCTAAATTCAGATATCAGGAAGGGAAAGAGTATTTTACTCGTTTTCATAATATTGAACAACAGATGGGGAAAGATCAAAGAGATGATGGACAGAACTGAGATTCAGGACTGGACGATAGAAGCAAATTTTTTATCTCAAGAAACCTGTGATATTTTAGAAAACCATTTTAACTTGGCAAAGGAAAATAACAGATGTACTTATGAAGATGTGAATGAAGTTTATGAAGATGGGAAAGCCTATAATTTATACGGAGATAGTTTTTGCGAATCTATAGGACTCTACAAAACTCCAGTTGCAAATCAATGGGCAAAGGGTAAATCTCTAAGTCTTGCATATGGACTTATGAGAGAGTACGAAAAGGGGGCACAACTTAAGTGGCACAGAGATCGGTGGCAATGTGAGTACTCCTGTACTGTACAAATAAGTAATAAGCCTTGGCCTATACATTTCTCAGAAACATACATAGGTGGTATATGGGGAGCAGATGCTTCAGTAATTCTACAAAGAGGAGATGCTGTTTTCTATAAAGGTTGCGAAATATATCATTGTAGAGCGCCTCTAGAACATAAAACTTCTAGGCACTTATTTTTGCATTATGTAGAAAAGGACAGCGCATTAGATAACAAAGACTTCAGACCAAATTACGGACTGGCAAAGCTGGAGTTACCAAAATTAAAATCAGTCAGAGGAGGAAAAGTATAGTGGCAGCAATAGTAAAGGAAGCCTACAGTGATGGGATTATAAAAGAGATCCGTCATTTTAGAGACTTAACAAAAGAAGAATATGGAAAAATTCTTCATCAAAGAGTAAATATGTTCGTAGTATGGAATAAACGTATTATGAATCCTATTGATAAGCATGATAAAGATTCACATTTTATAATGGTTTGGGAAAGAGATAGACTATTAGGATGTACTAGAGTTTGTCTACCTTTTTCCCAAGGTTTTGAAACAGATGATTTTACCTTTAACTATCCTACATGGGATAAATGCACAATAGTAGATATGAGAGTATCAATGTTTCCTACAGATCAGTCCCACGCAGTATGTCATATGTGGGCTCCTGAGTGGGGATTAAGAATATGTGGTACTGAAAATGGACAAATGGATATGTATGCTGATGGACACCCAATACTATTAGCGTATGCAAAGAAAGAAAAGAATTTAAAATACATTGGGAATTATAAGGACAAGTGGGGATACGAAGGATATCGCTGGATATACGAACCCAATGACAGAGAGGCGGAGCATTATAAATTGCATGAGTGGTTGAACGCCTATCATGAAACCTAGACGACTCCAGCATCAAAGAATACAACAAAGACAAAGATCCCAAAGAAGAGTTTGGAGATTGAAAGAGATGAATAGCAGAGTAACAACAATAAAAGAATTAACATTTCCGTTATTTGTAATACACACAGATAATATAGAAGAACTCGACGGTATCGTATGGATAGATGATCAAGTACTAGATGATACAAATATGGAAGGAGAGACACTAGGCTTAAGACGAATACAGAGTCCGATGAAAAGTATATACCCCTTAAAGTATATGATTGAAGATGAAATTGGACTAATGAAGCATAGAGGTAGCACGTTTATTGATAATCAAGGTAAAGTTATAAATTATGAAAAGACTAGAAGCCTTAAGCTAAAGTATCACAAGATAACCAATAGGGAAAAGAAAGGCGTAGCTACTGTTCTATGGTTAAAAGATGTACCTTTTCCGTTTGCAGAAAAAAGTCCCCCCGATATAGAAGTTACTTGGGCAGGATTGTTGTATGATCACAGTATTCCTTGGAAAATATATGACTTTTCTAGTGAGAAGAAAAAGGATACTTGGAGAAAGATATGAAAAAAGAAGTTAATTTTAGAGGCTGGAAAGAAGATAAATCTTTTCGTTGGTTTGTTAAACTTTTAATAGTAGGAGTTCTTTTAATACCGATACTAGCATCATGCCAAACAATAGATAAAGATATTTACGATCCACCTTTATACCTAGATCCCCCTAAGGATCTCTTTGAAGAGTGCGTTATAACAAAAGAAGCTGTTTATTGCAGCGAGGAGATAGAGAGGATAGCATAATGATAGACTACCAAAAAATTATAGACAAAATGCATGAAGGCATTATTTTATTAGAGTACACCAGCTTAGTTAGTGGTGACCACAAGAGTAGAGAAGTAACTACTTGCCATAAGTACTTACCAAGAAATGCACAGGTATTCAATAAAAATTGGGTACAAAATGCTGGAGATACTAAAATACTTTGCTATGATCTAGAGTTTCAAAAATGGGACGATATTGATGTAAATACTATAACCAGTTGGTCTGAAATTGAAGGAGACTGGAAAGTAAAAATGTTACAACAAACTGATCTTAATTGGGACGGTAATATTTAATGTGCGGATTTGTCGGAACAACTAATCATCAGTTAATAAACTTAATGATAGATAAACAGCAGCATCGCGGACCAGATGCTCTGCACTATTATGCTGACAACAAGTTTACCTTTGCTCATGTATTGTTAGATATTAGTCAAGAAAGGCAGTTACAACCTTATATTACCCCAAAAGGAAATGTATTATTATTTAATGGGGAAATGTATGACACGACAATTCCTAATGATACAGAATGGCTAGGAAAAGCCTTAGATAAATATGGGTTCAAATTTTTAGAGAACACAGATTGGCAAGGATCAATCGCGTGGTACCTACCTAAGCAGGGCAAACTAGTTCTAGTACGAGATCATTTTGGGGCTAAACCTTTATGGTGGCGCTGGGATGGAACTAATTTTGAATTTAGTACTACTTTGACTAGTTTTCTTAGTAAAGAAATTGATGAAGATGAAATGACACCTCAACTATTAAGGAATACTCAATCTTTTGGAGACAAGTGTATATATAAACAAATCCATAAGGTAGAGCCAGGTGGCTGGTTAGAGTTTGATTTAAATGATAATTTTAAAGTGCATAGGAAAAATTTATGGAACTATTTTGATATGCTATCTGAACCATTAGATACAGCAGAGTTTAGATATAATATCAAAGAAGCAGTTCATAAAGTTTCAAAAAATAAGAACAAAACAGCATTATTTCTAAGTGGTGGAATGGACAGTACAATGGTTGCCTCGCTTTTACGTGATTGCGAAATAGACTTAGAAGTTTTTACAATGGGGTACAATTTAAATCAAAAAGGAAAGCATTGGGATCAGAAAAATTATGCTGGAGAGGCTGCTATGGCAATTAAAACTGCCGAAGATTGGGGATATAAAGTACACCACCTAACATTAGATAAAGATGACGTTGATAACTATGGGAAGATGTGGTTAGCAAATACACACTATTTATGGGCAGATCATAATAGACAAGCTCCTAGATATTTATTATGTAAAGCAGCTGCAGAAGCAGGATGTAAAGTAGTATTAAGTGGAGATAGTGGAGATGAATTATTTTCAGGGTATATTCACCATAACAGAAGATTTGAAAAAGGTTATTGTGAGAGCTTAACAAGAAACTTCAGTAATCAGAGGTGGTTTCCATATAAAGCATTTGGAGACGATCATCTGAATAACTCTCTCTTTTCAGATTTACTATGCACTTCAGAACAGAATATTCTAGCAACGGATCAAACTGCTGGAATGTTTGGAATGGAAAGTAGAATTCCTTTGTTAACTCAAAGTTTTGCTAAGTATGTATTAAGTATAATGGGTAGTGTTAAATTTCGACAGACAAAGAAATATGCAAAAGGAACAAATAAATTTTTAATGCGGGAAGTAATGAAAGATTACTTACCAGAGCATGTACAAACTAGAAAAGAAAAAGTAGGTTGGTCTAGTCCATGGGACAATAATCACCCTCAACTAACTCATAGATGGAAAGTGCAAGCATTAGACTTTCTTAGAACACAAATTAAATGAATAAACCAAAAACAAAATATTGGGGTAGGTATAGAACAACTACATATGACTGGTATCTAAAATGGATAGCTAGTATAATTATACTTTGTGCTATGTCTATAAGAGGAGTACCAGAGTTATCGACACTAGACTTACAACTGTCTATAACAGGAGTATTTCTGTGGTTAATAGTATCTCTAGTATGGAAAGATAGAGCTTTAATTCTTCTTAATGGAGTAGGTCTTTTGTTTTTAGTAAAAAATTATATACAAATGATGGGATTATGAAGGCAGTTTATGCGAATAGGATACAGATTGAAGGTAGCGCTAGTTTACTTGAGGATATGGAAAAGGAACTTACATATACTTTACCTCCTCGTATGCCGCAAGATCCCCCTATGGTTCTAAAAACAATTAGACCTTTAAGAGAAGGTTTAGTTTCTATACCAATGGGGAGAACGGATTTAGTACCTACTGATTACGATATAATCGATAAGCGGGTTATGGTGCCTGCTATCTTTCCTGAATTTAGGTTTACTTTACGAGCAAGTCAAAAAACGACGGTTGATGAAGTAGATGACAGTGCTATAATTAACGCTTGGGTTAGTTGGGGAAAGACAGTAGCAGCTTTAGCAATAGCTGCGAAGCTTGGTCAAAAGACACTCATAGTAACCCATACAACCAATTTGAGGAACCAATGGGAAAAGGAAGTACAGAAAGCTTTCGGAATACAAGCTGGCAGAATCGGGTCAGGAGTCATGGACACTTCGTCCCCAATAGTAGTGGGGAACATTCAGAGTTTATACCGACGCGTCGAAGACATAAAACATTTGTTCGGGACAGTCGTTTTAGACGAGATGCATCATGTGAGTTCACCGACCTTCACTCGTATTATAGACGAAATGCCCGCGAGATATAAGATAGGTTTGACAGGCACGTTGGAAAGAAAAGATGGTAGGCATGTAGTCTTTAGGGACTATTTTGGGCATAATGTTTTGAAACCGCCCAAAGAAAATTACATGACTCCAAAAGTTGATATTGTTAAAACAGATATAAGATTCCTTGACGGTTCTTATACGCCTTGGGCTGAAAGAATAAATCACTTAGTGAATACTGAAGAATATGTACACACTATAAGTATGATTGCAGCTAAGTATGCTGCTGAAGGACACAAAGTATTAGTAGTATCAGATAGAGTTGCATTTCTAAAAGTCTGTCATAGATTGGTAGGAGATAATTCAGTATGTATTACAGGGGATATGGAATTTGGAGAACGAGAAAAAACTATGAAGTTAGTAGGAAAATCTAAAAATATACTATTTGGAACACAAGCAATATTTTCAGAAGGTATATCTTTAGATGCTCTTAGTTGTTTAGTACTAGGCACACCAGTTAATAACGAACCTTTATTAACCCAGTTAATTGGTAGAATAATAAGAAAATTACCCAATAAAAGACAGCCCACAGTAGTAGATATTCATTTAAAAGGTAAAACAGCCAGTAGACAAGCTAATGCTCGAATGGGTTATTATATGAAACAAGATTATAAGGTTAATGTATTATGAAAGGATTCAAAGGGAAGCAGTTAAGCAACAAAAAAATAGTGCTTGACAAATGCTTGTTATTTTGGTATAATATATGATATATTATAATTGGAAAAAGATTGTAAAAGCGAGCAACGGAAGCGTTGCTGACATTATAACGATACTTAGAATAATTACATATAAAATTACACCTAAGAATTACTATGATAGAACTTTTAAGTTTTACGAAAAGAATTTTGGTGGTAGTAGTTTTCTGATAAACCCAGATGAACTACTTACTGTTGGACGTGCACAATACAGTGATAAAGAAGTTGCAGAGTATGTTGGTATCGCATCCTTCCGCAATTATCATGAGTACGTCAAAAACTTAGATACTACATTAGACCTCATTTTCTGTAAAGTTAATGAGGACATTATAAAGCAAAACAGACTGCTCGATATTAGAGATGGGTTTATTCACTTTAAATTTGAGGAGACAACAATGGAGAAAAATTATGGCAATTAGCTTTAATACCACAAAGGGCTCTGCCCAAAAAGAAAAAATTGAAACTTATAATTTCAGTAACAAAGAGGATCATAGTATTCGTCTAGTAGGCGATCTACTTCCTCGATATGTTTATTGGGTTAAAGGTGAGAACAACAAAAATATTCCTATGGAGTGTTTGTCGTTTGATCGTGAAAGCGAAACCTTTAACAACAAAGAACATGATCACGTTCGTGACTTCTTCCCTGACCTAAAATGCGGATGGGCTTATGCCGTTCAAGGCATAGACTTGGCTGATAATTCTATCAAAGTAGTAAATCTGAAAAGAAAACTCTTTGATCAAATTTTAGTAGTAATGGAAGAAATTGGAAACCCAACAGATCCAGCAACTGGTTGGGATATCCACTTCAAAAGAAAGAAAACTGGACCACAGGTATTCAATGTAGAATATCAACTTCAACAACTGAAGTGTAAAGCAAGAGAACTTAGTGACGCTGAGAAGGAACTTACAGCCGAATTAAAGTCTATGGATGATGTACTGCCCAGACCTACACCTGATGCTCAACTTGAGCTTCTTAGAAGGATTACTGAGCAAGCATCTAACGATACTGTTGATGAGGAATTTGACGTAGCATGATTTTATTCACAGCTGATTGGCATTTAAAATTGGGACAAAAGAACGTTCCTTTAGAATGGGCTTGCGCTCGTTATAAGTTGTTTTTTGACCAAGTTAAAGCATTAGAGTCAGACTGTGACATGCACATCATAGGCGGGGATTTGTTTGATCGAGTCCCCTCTATGGACGAACTTACTTTATATTTTGATTTTATTAGTGGCATAACGATACCTACTATTATTTATGACGGCAATCATGAAGCTACTAGGAAAAATAAAACTTTCTTTTCAAATCTAAAGAAAGCAACAAAAGATATAAATCCTCTCGTTAGTATTATAGATACTACAAAGATTTACCATCAAAAAGGTTTTGCTATCTTACCTTATGCTGATTTGCATAAAAAAGGTAGTATTGAAGCGATTAAAGGAGTATCACATTTATTTACTCATGTAAGGGGTGAGATTCCACCTCATGTGATGCCTGAAGTCGATTTAAATAGGTTTAATAGGTTTGATACTGTCTTTGCAGGAGATTTACATGCCCATGCTAATACGCAAGGAAATATAATATATCCTGGTAGCCCAATGACTACATCATTCCATCGAGCTAGAGTTCAAACGGGTTATCTACTAATTGAAGATGATTTTTCTTGGGAGTGGGGAGAATTTGATCTACCCCAGTTAATCAGAAAAACAGTAGATGACCCGAATGACATGATCGCTACCGAGTGGGATCATACAATATATGAATTAGAAGGAGATGTTCAAGATTTAGCATTAGTAAGAAACTCTGAACTTTTAGATAAGAAAGTTGTAAGACGAGAACTTGAAGCAACTCTAAATCTTACTCCCGAGATGTCTATTAGTGATGAACTAGTAGTATATCTACAAGATATATTAGGATTAGATGAGAATAAAATTAAAAACATAATAGGAGTGTATAGTGATTATTCTACAAAAGCTGAGTTGGGATAATTGTTTTTCTTACGGCGCAGGCAACGAAATTGATTTAGCTAACGCCAATTTAACTCAATTAGTAGGAACTAATGGAGTGGGAAAATCATCTGTGCCCCTTATTCTTGAAGAAGTATTATTTAACAAGAATAGTAAAAATGTAAAAAAAGCAGACATAGCTAATAGATATGTGAATCAAGGTTATGATATTAGTTTAGATTTTAGTGTTGATCAAGATAGTTATAATATAACAGTATCAAGACGAGCAACTTTAAAATGTAAGTTAACAAAAAACGGAGAAGATATAAGTAGTCATACTGCTAGTAATACTTATAAGACAGTATTAGAAACATTAGGTATTGACTTCAAAACTTTTACTCAATTAGTTTATCAGAATACTAACACGAGTTTGCAGTTTTTAACTGCTACCGATACTAATAGGAAGAAGTTCCTAATTGATTTACTAAAATTAGACGATTATGTCGCGTTCTTTGAGACGTTTAAAGAGGCTGTAAGGCTAACTACTCAAGATGTTATAAAGCTAAACGCAAAAACAGATACAATAGTTAAATGGTTAACAGACAACAAATTGGAGAGTATGACACTACTTGAGAAAGTGAATTTACCAAAAATCTCGGAAAAAGATGAACAAGAACTGCGTTCTCTACAAGTAAGACTTGAAAATATCCATGAGAAAAATCGAAAAATAAATGATAATAATAATCTGTTGGAAAGGTTAAAATCAATAGACATAGATCAATGCCGTAAGGACTTAGAAAAGTGTGAAACAGTTAAACCAACTTCAAAATTAGTTTCTAAAATTGGAGCTATGGAATCTCGTAGAGAACAAGAGTTAGCTATGAGTGAGAAATATGAAACTCTTAGAAATAAGCGAAGATCATATGATCTAAAGACTAAGAAAGTAGAGCCTATGTCTTGTCCTACCTGTGAACAAGAAATAGATATGGAGTTTGTAAACGACCAATGGGATAAACATGAGCTACAAGTGGCAGGATACACAATAGCAATAAAAGATGTTCAAGGAGAACTGGAGGAAATAGAAAATGAAAATCAAATACATAGGGAGGCAGCCCGAAGAACAAGAGAGTGGGAAACCCTCTACAGGAGTGTTGACACCAGCATCTCAACAACAATATTTGACAAAGCACAAGTGGAAAGTCAAATACGAGAGTTGGAAGACAAGGTTAAAGAAGCGCGTGAATCGCTCAATGAGATAATTGATGAGAACACAAGAAGAGAAAGACACAATACTAGAATTAGTATTATTGGAGAACAAACTTCAGACTTTGAAAGTGAGTTGGATGGAATTACAAATTCACTCGGACGTATCGAAGATAAGCTTTCAATTCTTGAAATACTTAAAAAAGCATTTAGTACGAACGGACTTCTCGCCTATAAAATCGAATCCCTCGTAAAAGAGTTAGAAGATTTAACAAACGAATATTTAGCAGAATTTAGTGATGGACGTTTCTCTATTAACTTTGTAGTAGAAAATGATAAGTTAAATGTTGAAGTTACAGATAATGCAAAAATTATAGATATATTAGCCCTCTCTAGTGGAGAGCTAGCCAGAGTTAATATTGCTACATTAGTAGCTATTAGAAAACTAATGACTTCTATCAGTAGAAGTCAAATCAATGTGCTATTTCTTGATGAAGTAAATCAAGCACTTGATGAAGCAGGAAAGGAGAAGGTCGTAGAGATACTTCTCAAAGAAGAAACGCTTAATACATTTTTAGTTTCTCACGGGTGGACACACCCATTACTTGAGAAAGTGGAAATCATTAAGGAAGACAATATAAGTCGATTGGAGTAAAAAATGGATATAGAAGCAGCAATAAAGAAAATAGTTTCAGAACACCTAGACATCGAGTATGATGCTGTTAGGGGTAGTTTTATGGACGATCTGGGAGCAGATTCTCTAGATACTGTGGAGTTAGTAATGCAAATTGAAGAAGAATTTGACATTGAAATACCAGACGAAGATTCGGAACTTCTAAAAACCGTAGAACAGTTAGTAACTTACCTAAAAAATAATACCTAATGGTAAACAGTAGAGCGAAAGGCGCAAAAGCCGAACTGCTCGTTGGTAATATGCTAAACAGGCATACAGGATTGAATTTTATTCAAACGCCTGGTTCGGGGAGCGGTAAGATCAAAGGTGATCTATACCTAGAACATGAACATAATGTATTCCTGATAGAAGTAAAATTTTACAAAGACGACGCAGTTACAAGTAAAGTTTTCACAAATAAAAGTAATAATTTTGTGCAATGGTGGAAAAAACTATTAAGACAAGCTCAAGACAAAGAGCTAGAACCCTTACTATTTTATAAAGCTAATTATGCAGAATTTTTTGTAGCAACAGTAAGAAAACCACAAAGTAGTATCAGATATATGTATGTTAATTGGCTAGGAGCCTATATATGTCTTGCTGAAAAATGGTTAGAACACGAAATAACGGAATTTAGTAATGGCAATAGAATTTACGAACCTTGGAAAGCCAGCCCCGAATGGGAACTTGCTGATAGTTGATGGTCTCAACTTAGCATTTCGCTGGAAACATCAGAAAAAAGAGTTTTATAAACAAGAGTACATACGAACAGTAGACAGCCTCGCAAAATCCTACAACTGTGGAGACATAGTTATACTAGGAGATGGAGGAAGCGATTATAGAAAAAGTATTGATCCTGAATATAAAGCAAACCGTAAAGAGCGGTATAAAGACCAAACAGAAGAAGAAAGAAAAGAATTTGAAGATTTCTTAGGAGAATTTCAAAAGACAATGGAAGCCTTAGAAGCTAAAGGCTATTTAACAATGAAGTACAACGGTGTAGAAGCCGATGACATAGCTGCGGTTATATGCCTCGCAAGAGAAGAGATAGGAATAGAAGATATATGGATGGTGAGTTCAGACAAGGATTGGGATCTTCTAATCACAGAGAACATATCACGGTTCTCAACCGTAACAAGAAAAGAAACAACAATAGGAAATTGGGACGAGCATTATGATTTTGATCCAGAGTATTACTTGACTTTCAAGTGCTTAACAGGAGATAAAGGAGATAATGTCCCAGGAGTTAGTGGTATCGGTCCAAAACGTGCCGCAGGTATTATAGAAGATTATGGAGATGTCTTTGACATCATGACAACATTACCAATAGAAAGTAGGTATAAATTCATGCAGAACTTAAATGAGTTCGGTGCTGAAGCCCTAGAAACTAATATAGAGTTAATGGATCTTTCATACGACCCTGATGCGCAAGTACTGGGACGACGATCAGAAATAATAAAATTAGTGAGGAATTATGTCAGTAAAAATTGATTATAGCA